AGGGCGTCCCCCTAGATCCTTCCTATTAATCCCCTAGGGTCCCCTTGCGGGTGGGGAGGAATTGATGGTATACTGTGAGTGTCAAAGTCGAGAGAGGGCATCACAGAGCCAGTGTGCCGAAAAGTCGAAGCCGGGAAATGTGTCGTATAGCCAGTGATTCTAACCAAAGCATCTTTTTTTCAAATATCTTCCTATCACATAGGTTAGAGGATAAAGCACGTAACATCCATTGTTTTGCCTGTTGCTTCCACCCTTGCCCATATTTCAGGGCCACTCCATCCACGACAGGAACAGGTTCTCTAACCGTGCCAAGGAGATAATCCTCAAATAAGCCTGCTGATATTCGTTTCCTCAAACGCTTGAGCTGTTCTAGATGCTCAGGTTTTACGTGGTTAGTCCAAGTACCGTCTTTAATCAGCTGATTTTTCCAGTGTTGCCGGAGCATAGTTGGGACTTTCTCATCCGCCCAGATGTCAGAGGGTGGAGGTAGGTCCATACCGCCAGTAATGGGTAAGGGAGCGAAAGGTTTTATTTTTTCCCAGAAGAAAGAGAAGTCACCAGAAACATCGGTAGTCCTAATACCCCACGTGCGAACTAGGTCATTTAGAAAGTTGTTTCTATTGGTCTGGTCCAAGATGACGCCTACTCTTTGCAGTCGCCCGTTCCATTGCCCGAGATCTACTATGCAGCGAGGGCGCGACGTTTCTTCAGACCGTGGTATGGTCCACATTCCTGTTGCTGTGCTCAGGAACTCACTCGCTAGAGGCCCAGATGCACCACTCATACCTACTCCGCCAACTGCTGAGGGGGTTAAGATAAAATCACTGAGCTCAGGATCTGAAACGTGAAGCTGTGATGCGTCTTCTCTTATCCATTGAGCAATTCCTCGGGGTGAACCACCCCTGAGTACCATTAGTAGGGCGACTGTTATCCGGTCGTATATTCTTGAAGCAGGTAGGATGGTCTGTTCGGTTATAGGATTACGGTATAGAAGGCCTTGAAGAGATCTGCAGTAGTATCCTAGGACACCACATTTTTCATAAGAACGCCGAAGGAACTCGGTGCGGGTGGTTGACGCATATGTTTTTGAGGCATGAACTTCATATCCATTGTCCTTGTAAGCATTGATCAAAGTTTGGACACCGCCTAAGGTATCACATTTAAAGTGGATGTCGTCGCCTTGGTGCACAGAATCGTAAAAGGTAGCGCCGGTGTACTGCGAAACATACTTTGTTAAGACGTCATAGGTTGCAATATTAAGGATCGTATCTATGAAAGCTGTCCACCTCCAGCCACTTGCAACACCGTTATGCCATGGGAATGAGTCTTCACCTAGGATAACCTTCGAGTCTGGGTGTACAAACGAATCCCACATGGCAGCCCACACCTTCTGGTATTCATGGTTTTCCTCTTGAGCAAGACAGACGTCGTAGATAGCTAGAAGGACTACGAGTATGGAGGGCTTCCCTTGGTTGTTATCAAATGAGCCCTGATCGAGAGGGACGTTAATGCCATGCTGGATGTGATCTAGGATGTGTAGGTCAAGGCGCTCATTACCCACTGGGCCAAGGAAGAGGGAGGACCGCTTCGAGCCCATTAACCCAAACTCGACTATCTCGCTGAGAAAGTCCATTTTCCTGAAGAGTTGGTTATCTGCCTTTGCTACTGGTCGAATCTTGGCAGGTTCACTTTTCTGCATAATAACCATCTTCTGGGGGATGACTGTGAACATCTCTCTCGCCAATGCTTCGTCATTAAGGAAAATAGCATCCACCCCTTTGTTCGATCGGGTCTTCACTCTCTTATTGTCTATTAGGATGGTACTCTTGTTGCCGGTCCCGCCTCTACCACGCATCCAGGCAGCCTTTTCCAACCACTGTTTAAGTGTTGGCGGGTTACTAGGCCTTTTCCATTCCTTTCTCAAAAACTCGCAAGTGGCATCGTAGAGTTTATGATGGAAGACGTCGGTTCCCATTCCTTCACCATTGATGTGAGGGTTTACTAGCCATGCCTCCACGTCGGGCTTCAAGTCGGAGAGAGGCCTGTAGGGTGTATAGCCCAGCGATGCTTCCCAATAACACAGATAACGCCAAGACTTTGTTATATAAGGCCCTCCCAGCTTTACTAAGCCTGTTACTGCCTTGAGGACTTTTCTAAAAACATGCTGGCAGAAACCTTGGGTACGTTTCCTGATAAATTGGAAGAAGGGCATGATGGTTGAAACTATGTTTGGGGCTAGTGTGAAGAACATCAAGTGGAAGAAAGATTCAACAGCATTATTAATCTTGAAGAGGGGGCACGCCTGACAGCTGTGAGGTTCGTGAAAGCGGTAGCGTCTTATATTTAGTAAGAAGGAGGAAGTTGGTTGGGTCCACACCGAACCGCCAACGCAATCGGATTCTTTGCAAACGGGTGAGTCGTCGATGATAGCGTTTACTTTCGTCATAAAAATGGGCCAAGACCATTCCCATTCGGGGATTAGTCTATCTGGGGACGATCCTGATTGTGGTCGGGGTGGTTTGAAAGACCCTCTGCCCCCAGCCGCGCATCGTCCGATCCCGGAGGTTGAACCATCGGGTTTTCCTGCCCGGACGATGTCACACCATCGGGCGGAGGCCCCCGGTCGGTTGATGAGGGTCCAAGCCGAAAAACCGACGAGTCTGATGAGGATGTAACACCCGCAGGAGTCCCACCCATAGCGGTAACCTCATCGGCGAGTAAAGTCCAATCGTGTTCGAGATAAGTGGCAGCACTACCCTCACTCTTTATTAGGACCCCTGGCCACCTCAGAGTAGTTCCAGGGGATGATGTTCGCGTCTCGAGCGAACGTTGGGCAGCGGCTGACACTGCAACGGAGAGGAAGCGAAACTGTGTCCAATCCTTCTGAAGGATGGGGCTTCCATAAGACCAACCAATAGGCATCTCAAGAGGAGTCGTAGGGTGGTTCAACAGCAGATTGTTGCCGGCCAATATGTTGAGAGCAGTAAAGGTGGTTGTCTCAAGTCTCACCATATTAATCGGCAACAAAGCTGCCTGCGGCCACACCTTTGACTGGAGAGCAGTGTGTTGTTGGAGAAGGTCAAGACGGTTTAAGAGCCTTGACAATGTAACATCATCTTTCGGGTTCTGCGCTTGAACCCAAAATTGGTAGAGCGGGTCGTTGAGGTTGGTGATGTAAGTTAAAGAGGTGTCGGTAATGGTGCAAGTAAGATCACCAGAACGCTCATCCAACCACATGGCGTTCGAAGTTCGTATGCCAGTGAACGTCTGGTTCACCGCACGCATCCAGTTCCCTGACCAATTCATGGTCCCGTCGGAAGGAGTCAACCCTAAGATGCGAGCGACAAGTAAGGAGAAGAAAAGCTGCTTCGTTGAACCGTCGCCGTACACCAGCTTATTCCAGTTACCCCCGAGTAGGTTGTAGGCATGGGGGGCGACTATCTCGTCGGAAGTGAGGGAACTATACTTCCACTCCTCTATAGCGCGGCGTTGGAATTTTGCGACGGTGAGTCGACTGTAGCCGGAACTATCAATATGGGGGTCGAGTTGTTGGAGATTAAGGGACTCCGATCTGTAGCTCGCGACCCGCAGGCCCACAGCCAGTTCGGCCCAATTGGTCCACCGCCCCAAGCGCATAGCGGGGTTGATGTCTGCATCTGGTCTCGGGAGAAAAATGTTATCCCCGGCTGTCACTGCGTCAGTGGCGAACAGAGTATCGGCGTCGCCCATCTCGAATAGGATTGGGCTATTATCGGGTAATGGCCCTTGCCACCAGAAAGAGTGAGGGACTCCGTCGCCCCCTGTGGCCATCTCAAGCTGTGGGTGCCAACGTGTTGTCAAATACGCCACATAATTTTCAATTCTTGTCCAGTTAAGAGCTGAGCCTCCCAGGCGCTGGGACCACAATGACTCCCAAATCTTCCTCAAGGGGGTAACGGAGGCGAGGATGAGTGTGAGAGACGATAAGATCAGCGCCTCTGAGTCGTAGACTTGCGCTGGTGGAAGGGGGACTCTCGGACCAAGGGAGACGGTAACGGGGTAGAGGTGCCCAGAAATCGTAATCTGAGGAAGCATGGTAGAGGTGACAAAGATGACTTTCTTCACCATGTCATTTAAACTAACTAGGCCATCATTTCGTAGGAACTGACCTAGCGTCCAGAATACGTCAGTAGGGTCGTCATTTCTCTGCCGCAAGTAAGCTTGCCATTCGGCGACCCACAGGAGGGGATAAGGCAGAGCCGTCAACATTTGGAGTGCCCAGACTACATTGGTATCGACTGCGTCGTAGTCGAGGCAAACAACAACCGTGTCTTGAGCTTTGAGGGACCACGGATCCTGACCGGCCACTGGTATTTCTGCTCCCAGCCTTATCGTCTCTTCAAGGTATGAGTACGACACTATGATATGCCGGTACTGCCAGTCTTGTTGTTGGTTCAGGGCTATGTTCTCCCTGATGGGGTATGCGTTCAGAGGAGCGGCGAATGCTACACCAAGAGGGTTGGTGTTCCTCATTTCCCTTAACCCCTCGTAGAGGGACACCTTGAGAGTGCGAGCGGTGAAGTCGCTGTTGTCAGAAGGTAGAGTGTTGGCAAGGGCGCTTAGTAAGTAGGGGGCGTTGGCAAGTCGGCCGAGGATATTTTCTGGGAGCCTACACGCTATACCAGGCTCCTTAGTGTCAGCGTCACGGACACGAGCGAGAAAATCAGTGGCCACGGGATTGAGGAAGAAGTGGCCACCGCCAACATCCGCTGACTGTCCCACTCCGATATAAAGGGGAGGGACGTACGCCGGTCCTGCAGCCGCCATGATGTCTGGATAAGAGATAAAGGAATCACTATCTCCCAGGCTAGAAGAAGTACCCAGACCGGATAGGTCAGGGGCGTCCCCAAGAATAGTAGAAGGCCTATTTGTCTTACAGGTGGCCGGTACCTTGTCAATCACTTTAAACACCTTTCGGATCCTCCCAAGAACTGATGTCTTCCTGGGGTCAGGTGTCGAATTGCTGGATGAAGTCTGAGTGGGTGGCTCACTGAAGACTTCAGGGGCTTTATCTGTCTGAGCCCTGGTCTTAGACGCATTCCTGACGGTGGCTTTCCCCTTCCCAGCCTGAGCGGGCGGCGGTGCGTCTGATGAGGAGGTAGAAGGTTGGTTATCCCTCATTCTTGGAGGGATCGTCATATTATTACCGGCATCTAGCATAGGTCCTCGGGCGGCCGGGTCAAGGTTGAGGACAAGTTGGTGTAGAGTTGGAGCAGGTTGGAGGGTGATAGTGGACCGTCCATCACCCACCCTCAGGGTCAGTTCATCTGTGGTCTTCTGCTGGAGGATGTTATATGCATCATCGCGGAAGCTTGTAACGGGGACCTTCACCGGGGGCTGGACTGTCTCGATGATGCAGCGCTGGATGACCTGAGGTCGTGGCTCCTCCAGACCAACAATAAAAGATATGTTGCCATTAAGAGAGTGCATCTCTCTATTGTGGGCATTGGCAACAGCTTCAAGGAAACGACTGGAGTTTCCGTTTGAGAGAAGGGTCCTCAACTTACTAATGGAGGTAGGAGGTTGTTCTCTCAGATTCTGTTTCGTCGCGGTGGGGGTCTCTACCTCTGCAGGGACATCTTCACCCAAAATTGCGCATGCCACACACACTGGACAAGCCCGTAGGTCAATGAGTTTGGCGGCAATAAGCCGGGAGTACGCGAGGGAAGCACTCATTGATTCTATGGGCTCTGGCAATATTGAACGGGGAAGTGTCTCTGCATCGGGGATATCTCTAGTAGATGTGTCTAGAGTTGGGGATGTTGTTTCTACCGCATCGGCAGCGTAAGCCTGGATAGCAGAGATGAGGGCTCTTGCTTTCGACGCGGAGTTCAAGCCCTTTGAATACAGGGCGACGGATATCTTCTTCCTCAAAAGGGCTCTCGCAACGGCGACAGCGAAGAGCCGGTTTGAGGAAGAGCGTGAGAAGAAATTAGCTATTCTATAGCCATTGTTATTGCCGTCAATAAGGCGGGCGGCTAGGTCATTCGCAGACTTTGTGAGACTACCCTTACGTACGGTCCGGGTCTCAGTTACCTCTCGGGTCTTTTGACGTCCGTTGGCATCGACGCCATTGTCGACCCTCCGGTATGTTGTGCGGGTGCCATAGGAGTCTGCGCTGGTCGGGGCCATGGCATATAAAGCGTCGACGGCAGCATCTGGTTGCTGCCTAGATCCACAATCTCTGGCTACCGGTGAATCCACAGCCAGGAGTATAGCGCGGGCAAGTTTCGTTGCGCCATCCTCACACCCCTGAATGTTGAGGCGTTCATGTATACCATCCGTGAATACATGTTTGTAGAGAGTGGTGATGCTCTCATTGACTCTGCCTGTGAAGATTTTGTCATCAGACATAGGTTCTGGGGCTGCCGGGGCTATGCTTGTCAGTGCGGAAGGGCCGGAAGTTGTAGATCCCTCACGAGCTAAGATGTCCTTGGGGATATAGAGCGCATGGCCAGCACTGGCACGAGGGGGAGGATCTTTCGCCAGCAACGTACTGTTAAGGCCAGGTGTGAGGGCGGGCGATGAGATGGGCTGGGGGATGCCTTGAGGTAAGATAGGCTGAGGATTGCGTCCTCGAAAATCCGTGGCATTAGGGTGTTCAGCTAAGTACTGGGCGTACTGCTGATTGTAAATCCGGAGCAGGTCGTTGTGCTCCTTGTTCTTCTGGGCCATGAAGACTTTCCGCTGGACGATGTCCATCTTTGACATCTCGGTTGAGAACTTTGAGAAGTCAGGGACAGCGGGGACGAACTCGGGCTGCTTGGCAGGCTCTTTACCAGCAGGGGGCCGAGGGAGTAGAGGTGGGAGGTCATCTATGGTGATGCTGGTCTCGAAATTCATATAATCAGCAGTCGTCATAGGGCGGGGTTGGGTGGTCTTGGGAATGTAGACCTGGGGGACCGGACGAGAAGCTGGAAGAGGGCCTGGGACTGGCGATGCCTTCGGGGAAGTGGAGACACTGGGTGATGAAGGGGCTGCCACTACGTTGGTAATAAGAGAGTTGAGCTGGTTGACAGTTTTTTGTTGAGCAGGGGTCGGTTTTCCATTATGGCACGAAGTCTCCTCACGCAGTACAGTACCCTTACTGCGGAGATCGGGTGGCAACGGATGAGGATCCGCCATCACTCCGACGTATGAGAGGGGGTAAGAT